GAATGGCTGACCCATTATCGATTTTTGCTATTGCAGGATTAGTTTATGCAGGTCGTAAACTCAGTAAAAGTTCAGACGAACAATATACTCTTCAAGCTGCTCAAATAGCAGACCAAGTCGACGTTAGACCAGAATCTAATAGAAATTTAACTATAGACGACGATTTTTTGGGACAAACTTCACCCCTTGTAGAATCAGAATACATGTCTAAGACGGAAGTTTCGTCGTTCGGTGATATATCTCAACAAGGTAGATCATCGGGCGGTGAAGTCTTAGAAATGAGAAATAGAATGTATGATGGAGGGATTATGAATAACCTTTCACCAATTGAAAGAACAAATGTAGGTCCAGCTCTCGGCGTTGGTCCAAACGTACCAGCTATTGGTGGACATCATCAACTTTTACGTATTAACCCAGAAAATGTCGGTGCATATAGATTAACAACTTTACCAGGGAGAAGTGGTCCCGCCTTTGACGGTAAAGGTGGTCGAAGAGGTATTGCTGGAGAATTGGGTCATAATAGACCTGAGAAAACTGCGTATCTCCCAGAACGTCTTCCAAATACGGGTGGTAGAGCACAGGGATTTTCGGGTAGAACAGCGCGAACTGAACACGAAAGAACAAAAAGAACAACAAACAGATCAGAAACTGGTTCTAGAACAGATACACTTTCCACAGCATCGGCAAAAAGAACAGTTTCGGCACTTACTAGAGCCGCTGAGCCAACTAGAAACAAAAAGGATGGTAACATGGAAGCTTACCAATACCAAAATAATCCAGCGCCAGGTATTCATAAATTTGCCCATGGTTATTTGAATTCTCCAGGTTCTAAAATCGGTGAAAAGCGTGTATATGGGGATGCATACACATCGAGTGAACTTGGTAAATACGGATTTAGACCAGATGATAGAAGAGGTAAAGCGGGGCGTGCAGCTGGTCCGGGTCGTATGAATGTTCGTGCCGATCCACTTAACCAAGGTGGTATGGTAACAAGTGTTCGTTCTGATACGACACGTATAGATGGGCGTGTAAATTCAGCGGACGGTGGATGGACACAACATTACAAAAATAATGATTATCATCAATTTAATGCCTATAAAGGTAATGCTAACCCTAATAGTACCCAGGATAGTTTGGGTGTCGCTAAAAGACAACTTCAAAATAACCCCCTTTCGCACAGCCTTTGTTAAATAAAAATGAAAACATCAAGTTAAACACTCATTAAAATAATACTCCGTTATTTTAATGAAGGTACATACATTAGATATAGACAGCGGAGAACGTGACCCTGTATCTTATCCTAATCCAAGTGATTATATAGTTAATTTAAAAACACCTATTTACAATGTCAGTAAAATATCATTAATATCAGCACGTATTCATAATAGCCAGTATCTCATAAACGATAGAAACAATACATTCACAATTAATAGTTCATCTACTAATCATGATATAACTATACCAAACGGAAACTATAACGGTAAAGATTTAGCTTCAAATGTTGTTGTGAATTCAAATAGCATGTTATCTGGATCTACGTACGATAAAGATACGAATGCTATAACGTTTGAAGGTCCAAACCAGTTTAGTTTTGATTTTTATAACGGTAAAAATGGGTATAAATCAACCGTGAGTGGTAAAACAACACCTCACGATGTATTAGGTTTAACTGCAAGTAATGTATTTTCTACATCTAATTCCCCTTATAAAATGGAAACTGGTAGCGTTAATTTACAAGGTGCAGATGCTATCATAGTAAAATTGAGTAGTGGTTCTGATGATTTTAATAAATCTGTATTTTCAGATTTACCTTTTTACACTGGTCGAATACTTTTGTGTGGCGATGTTATAAATTATTCGGGTGTGGACGACGCTGTAGAACATAATTTTGATTCTGGTAAACATAAAACGATATCGAAGTTACGTGTTCAATTTTATTATAGTAGTAATAATCGTTTAATACCTTATAATTTTAGAAACGCAAATCATATATTAAAACTTGCCGTTACGTGTTCGACTGATAAATTTGTTAATATACCTAGATTATCTAATGAAGAAACCGACGAAGAAATTATATCCGAGACTTTAAAAACACCTATGAATATCCTCGAAAAAGAAGAAGAGGATAGTCATAAATGGGATGCATTTATATCTATATTTTTATTAGTTTCTATGGCAATATTTTTATTACTTATTATAAAAAAACCCCAAAAAGTTACTTCGTAATAGCGAAGACTGGTTGTTGTGGTCTTTGTACCTTAGAAGACACTCTAGAGATCGCCAAGTAGACGAAGATGGACAAGAGAGTGGTGAACAAGGCAGTGAGCGTGTAGTTCATGCCTCCGTTCTTGTTAACTTTGACAACTTGGTTGACGACCCATCTCACCAAATCGACCCACGAAAGGGCGGCGGCAAATGAGAAGCCAGCAACGATAGCGTTGAGGGATTGACCTTCGAGTTCACGGGCGACGAGCATAGCAGTTTCTTGAGCAGACATTTTTTATACTATAAATATAGATTTTATTCTGGGAATAAAGTATCTTCGAATAAAATTTTTTTATACTTTTTAGTGTTTTTTAAATACCCCTTAAGCATTTTAGGTTTACTTTCACCTGAAGATGACGACTCAGTTTCAGATTCAGTTTCAGTTTCAGTTTCGGATTCACTTTCACTTTCATCTGAGCTATCACAAGATATTTTGAAAAACGATGATTCTATGTTAGATCCCTCTGGGTTAGAGGTGTTCATTACTATCTATAGCATTTTTTAACATCTGTTCTGTCGGGTTTTTCGGCACCCATTCTTCCCAACTATCATACGCCATGTTCATTTTAACATATTTGTATTCTCGACCTGAATACCTCGTAAATTCAATATCTTCTTCATCTTCATTTATAATTTCGAGTTCGTCTTCTAAATTGTCACTGTCGTCACTGTCTTCTTCGTATATTTCTGGGAAGTGTGATCCCAATTTCTTACCAACTTCGTGCATAGCACAATACTTTATAGCATATTCCATATCTTCACCTAGAAGCGTGTCTCTTCCACACGCTTTTGCGTACCCTGCTGCAAGTACCATTGCCTTTTCTAAAATTGGTTGTATAACATTTAATGCGGAATCCTGTATTTGTTCCTGCATAAGTAAAGCTGCGTCATTTTCCTGTTGAAGTGACATTTTAATAGAGTAATTTTGCAATACCGTTCTCCACTTGGAGTATATTGTAACTTTGTGCCAAAACTCTAAGTTCTCTTTCAGACTCATTATCCGGCGTTGTTGTAAGTTTGAGTATTTGGTCTTTAATTAAACTGAAATTGACCTGTCCTGTTGGGTACCATCGTTCGGGTTCTAAAGCGAAACTATACGAATAGTACCTTCTACATAGTTGTGTTCTTGTATGGTGTATACCGCTTTGAACCGCGCGTAAATTTACAACTTCACCAGCCGCTCCACTAATAACATCGGTATCGTCTAAGGTCAAAGAAAGTTTTTGTAAATTCTCAAAGTTCGTATATTCGTTAGTGGTACCAAATACTTGAAAAAGGGAATCGTAATCAAAATTAGTAACAAATACAGGTTTAGGGTTCGAAGAATAAAGATCTACCTTTCTAAGTCTTTGAATTATAAAAAAAAGTTCCTTTACGGGGTGTTTAAAATTAAGTCTGTGCGTTGTATTTACTACACTGTTTAGATTTGCATCTTGGGGTATTATATCCTTAACTTCTTGAATTTGTGTGATTGCATAATTTAATTTTTTAGATTTTATCTTATCCTTTTCGTCTTGTACTAACGACACCATTTCGGTCGTTATTTTCATTTCCTTAATGAGACCCCTTGTTTGAAAATAATCACTCAAATAATAAACTTCACTATTTGCAGAGTGGTATCCCCATACACAATCACTAAGTTCTCTAAGTTTAATAACAATTTCAATTTCCTGTTTATCTATTGCGAATATAGGAATGGCAAGTTCGGGATTATTGTAAAAGTAAAAAGGAATATCGACGAAAAATTTCTGGTTCGATGTAGCGACTCCTAAATACCCTGCTATACTTGTATGTTTAACCTTTGTACCCGACAATTCTCCCGGGGGTTTTCCGATAAGTTTAGCAAGGTTTTCCTGTTTTGTATGCGATACGTAATTATCGAAATAAATCGCTAAAAAATCGCTCGGTATTCTTTGAATTGTTTTACCACCGATTAGTATTTCGGCATACTCAATAATAGCGTGTCCTATAGACTCGACGTATCCTATACCTTCTAGACCAGCTACTAAATTTTGTTGTATACTAGATAATTCAAATTTCAAACTCACGGTTTTAAGAAGATCACCTTGATCTTGTGGTATGGTACACCTTATAGTGTTACCAAATTCCACTTCACCTTCCACGTCTAAATCTGTAAAAAAGGGTGCAAAATTAGTATGTTTTTGAAAATTTTTTACGAAGTATGTGTATTCTGGATCATCCGTAAAAAAGGCGTCCTGTGGACCAGATATTTCTAATTGAACACGACCAGCCATTACTAGTATAACTCACTAAAATTTTAAACCACCAAGTCCGCTTTCTATTCTTAACACGTTATAGTTTACTCCATACACATACACTTTGTGACCAAAACTAGAGTCCGGTGTATCGAGTTCTATTTCAATTAAATTGTGTGCTATTCTACTCATATTAACTTGACCGGTCGGGTAATACGTTTCAGGTTTCATCGAAAAACTATACACACCAAAATTACCGTTCGTTATTCCCGTGTAATATTTCAATGGTTGTTCGTAACACAACATTAAAGTATCTGCGTCGATGATTGTATTATTATTAAATTTCATGGTAACGTGTTTTATTGTTTCGTATTTATGTACATCATCACTTATCGCTACAAAAAACATTTCCTTTACCGGGTGTTTAAAATTTAACATACCCGATTTTTTAGATACACCCGGGTTAAACTTAAACTGTGACATTTGAATTTGTGATATAA